AGCAATCTTTCGTTTATGCTCTGGTGTTAAAGCCGGTATCTTCTTTCTAGCAACTTTATCACGAAATGTCAACCCCTTTTTTAAACTTTCTGCTTTTTCTCTGATATATTCGATATTAGAGTTTTGCAGCAAAAGTTCTCTGGGCTTTGGTACCTGTTCCGGGTCCTTGACTAACCAGATTTCGCTTTTGTGTTTAAAGAGGAAGTATCTCACTTATAACACCTTTATCCAGCAATGTCAAGTCATGTTCTCGATCAATATACTTAAATTCAACATTTACCGGCACAAAATCACCAAGTGCCTCGAATACATCGTCGATATTCAGTGTTGAACAGGTATAGACATCCAGTTGCATCAATGCAGGGTCTACTTCGTCCCATACATGCATGGCAATATGGCTCGTTTCGATAATAGTTACCGCAGTCAAGCCTTGATTGCCTTCCATGTCCGAATACACGGCATATGGACCCATAAGTATCTTCATGCCAATCTTATCTACTAGAAGTTTCATCCAATCTTGAATGGCTTCTGCGCACTTAGGCGGATTTTTAAGTTCGGCACGGATGATTAAATGCTTATGTTCCAGTATTTGACCCATCAAAGTATTTCCCTAGATAGTGGAGAGAACTTCTATTTATTAGGAGTCCACCATATACTTTCGATGAAGTCCTTACCAAAGTTTTCTACCGCATAGTCATAATTTTGTTTACAGTGAGGAATATTATTGTATATAATTTGCTTCTCTTCGTCTGTAAAATCGTTTATATCTAATAATTTGTTTGCTATTTTGGAAAAATTAAAATCAGTATAAGGAATTTGTAAATATTCACACAATTCCATCATACTATTTTCTGTAAATAGCGTCTCATAAAATCCAATAAAAATATTTCCGAAGACTTGACGATAATTCTCTATCGTTTTTTCCCAATTTAATAATCGGTATTCAAATGGAACTGGAATATTCAATACATCGCTTAGTGTAACAGGAACATCGCTTGAAGTATTTTGTCGATATCTTCTAAATGTTTCAGACATCTTTTCGTTGGAGTCCACAGACAACTTAGCGATTACATCCAATTTCGTTTCTGAAATTTTCTGATTTATTGGATCCCGGAGAATAATTACCGGGAGAACTTTGAATCCATACAAGGTTGCCTTAGCAGCAAACTCTTGAAGTTGCTCTATCGTTGCAAAACCATTAGACGGTGACATTTCTCCTAGAAGATTAACCTCTGGATTTTCCGCCAGTTTTCGATAATGGTCAAAGAAGCTGGACTTATCGAAGTCCGGATTCAAAGTGAACCCATCCATGAAAAGAAAATGTTCTTTTATGTTAGATAAGTCACAGTCCCCACGGCCGCTTAATTCCCCATACAACCACGTGCTTCCCGCTCTTGCGCAACCCGCGTATAAAAGAAAATTTATCACGAATTACTCTGAGAGCGGCTCGGGCTTTTTTGATACTCGCTTCTTCTTAACCTCGGGCTTCTTCCAACCAGTAAGAAAACTCTCTAGCACATCGGCAAGAGCAGGATAAACAGTAAGAATATTTTTATCCTTTACAGCATCCAGAAGGTTTGTTTCATTTGGATGGCATCCTTGGCAAATTTGCATCCAGATTTCTTCGCGGCGCCACTGCGGAATCTTGGCCGCGCTGCCATTTGGAAGAAGGGTTAGAATGCGACGGAATTCCATCGTGATTGTGGTGTCTGCGATACCGTCGGGTAAGCCCTCATTCTTAATCGGTGTCTTGCCATCCGGTAGATTGTATGGGCCTTGTTCGTAGCCTACACCCCATGCAAGAAAGCGCATAAGAATAGAGTTACCCGTAGAGATTGCACGAACTCGTTCACGTAATTCGTCTACGTTCTTTACCTCTGTTGCCCAATCTAGGGCTTCATTGATATACTTAAACTTCTTAGGCTGTAATCTTGTTGCCATCGCTAATTCTCTTTCTCAATTCAGTAGTGCTAAAGCTATGCCGGCGACTATTGTAATAAACTTCGATTCCTAGTTCGTCACCAGTAAACCGCTTATCGTAATAATCTTGGCCGATGATGCGAACATCCCAGTCATAGCATTGTAGTATATTTAGCAAGTCTTCTTCCGTCGTATATGGAATGATATCATCCACATACTTACAGGCTTGCACCTGAATATATCGCTCAACCAAAGATTGAACAGGCTTGTTCTTCTCTGGGCGATCAATAGTTGGGTCTGTCTGTAGTGCTACGACCAATCGGTCACACTGTTCCTTGGCTTCCTGCAGCATAAGGACATGACCCGCGTGAAACAGGTCAAAGCAACTGGCTGTGATGCCTACTCGTTCGGTGGAGCTATTAAAATTCATCGATCAAATCAATCATCTGTTTCATACGGTTTGCAATAAAGTAGTTCAGGAGACCACTGCGGTCGCCACCCTTTTGCTTTTCGTAACTATCTATGATAGCTTCTTTAATATCTTCTGGAATACGCGACAGGTCAACAAGTTCACGGTTGCGCTGGAAGTTGCGCCACATTTCATCACTGGTGATGAAGTCTTCTGGCTTCTGGTGTTTCCACTCAGCAACCTTATCTTTCTTCATAGGACGCTGGCGTGAACCAGTCACGAACGTATCGTCATCTGACAGGATGTTAGGAACACCGTCACCCTTATCACCCATGATGATATGTTCCATGAGAACTGCTTCTGGCTTATCGGTCAGCTTGACAAACTTCTTCTGCACGGGTGCATACTGCTTGACATTAGACCACTTCTGCAATTGATTGAAGTCGTGGTCGCCAGATAGAACGAGAAACGGCTCTGCACTGGGCAGAAGGCCATCGAGGTTCGAAGTCTGACTATATTCAGCCAACGCACCAATTACATCATCTGCTTCTGCGCCGTCAACATCGATTACGGGATAAGGGAAGTGTTCTGACAATTCTGCACGAACTTGATGCAGGGCTTCGAAGATGGAATTCCAATCAAAGCCACTATCTGCACGGCTCTTCTTACGATTAGCCTTGTAGTTAGGGAAGAACTGACGGCGCCAGTAGTGGCGATTGTCACATGCAATCACAATCTCACCGAACTCTGGTCCGAACTTGCGCTTATAAGAACGGATTGAATTGATAATCATGTGGCGTATCAGAGGCAAATTGACCTCTACATCACGGCGACCACCAAGTTCTGCCATCATGTTGCTAATTGCAACTTGGTTAAAATCTACTACAATCATTCGCTTTCACCTTTGCTTTTAGTTAAGACTTCGCGAATGTCATCAAGAAGACCGATTTCTGGACAGTGGACGCCAGCTTGACGCATATACATGCCTTGAATCATAACCGCAATAACGGCACAATCGCCGTTAAAGTTGTCATTCAACTTACCCAACTTCTTGTCTACGGCTCTCAAGATGCCATTCAGACAAGCATGGGCAAAAGCCTCAGCGTCCTGATATGCAGCATATTCGGTAGCACCTTCAAGGAAGTAATTGTAGGATTCCAAATCTTCTTTTGTGGGCGGTGCCGCATGAGGTCGAAGATAGGTCACGTTATCATTATCTGACATTAAAAGACTTTCAAAATTAGAGTTGTTGCCGTGAGTCGAGGGCGCACATTCGCATTCTTACTTTTAACAGAAGAATACCATTTTGTCAAGTCTTTTTTAGCGGTAGCAGAAAATGCAGGAATCTGATCTTCTGGCTTTCGAAGCAATTTACAACTGGACATGGACTCCTCATAGCCAACGAGAGACGCACCCTTTACAGTGATGCCGCCGCCGACTGGGCTATAATACTTGGAAATCTTACGTGTCTTGATATCAAACGTCCAGACTTCACTACAGTTAAGAAGGTTGATGGGTTCAACGCTCTTACCGAACTTGGGGTCTTCTGCCAAGAACTTAATAGCCTTGACTAGCTTTGTCTTATCTTTGGGCTTCTTCTTACGAACTTTAGCAACCTGCTTACTGATAAAAGACTTCTTGAGGTCATTGACATAACCTTCGACAAGCTGGACAATCTTCTTGATGATTGTAATACCAGAGAACGGGAAAGAATCCATGAACTCAATCTGTTCTTCTGTCAAAGTCTTTCTATCTGTCCGACGAAGTTCCAACACTTCGGAATATTCTGCCAGAAGAGGCAAGAGCTTTTCGGCACAGTCTGCATACTGCTTATCATTCATCTTATATGGCATAAGAATCTGGGCCATGTTCTTATTGTCTTCACCAGCAATAAGATTGTCGATTTCGTCATTTACGTCCGAAACGATATAGGTAGAAGCCAACTTAACCGGCTTAACTACCTTGACCACAGGAGCGGCAACAGGCTCATCTTCATCATCTGACTTGATGCGCTTGTTTACCACTTCCTGTATCTTTTCCCAGATGCGGTTCTGGTGAACTTCGCTCACTGGGAAGCCACGCATGGCAATTCTAGCCGTGTTGGCATAGGTTCGAGGTAGAAACTTATCTGGTACCTGACTGACAGCCTTTAGCTTTTCTTTATCAGCTTTGAACCAATCAACGAGAAAGGCACGACAGTCTTTGGCATCTACAATGTAGTTATACCAGTTGAGAGCCTTGCCGAATTCGCTTTGATAGTCTACAGGCTCATAGCTGTCGGCCCAGATAGGCTCAACACCAACGAACTTCGACTCAGCAATAGGTACCTTAAGTTTATACATAATCACTCCTTGTCAATATATCTCATTATACGATATATCAAGGTATTTGTCAACCCTCAAATTTCACTGAAATTACAGTATCATAGCGAAAAGAACGCCAAGCATTCTTCTCTAAATCCCATACGGCTAGCGAATCAGTAGAACCCTTTTTCTGAACGGCTTCTTCTAGTTCGGTCTGCTTGGGAAGCATAGATTCCTGTAGAGTGCAGCGCATAATACGTTCATCACCATTAGCCTTAGTAAAGGTAACAGTGCCAATCTTAGCACGAAGATTATTCTTAAGGTCTTCGCGCATTGCTTCAACGTCGGTCATCATTTCACATTCTCCTAATATTTTTTTCATCAACTATAATTTGACCCCTTGCATTTCGGCGAGGAGGATCTGGCATCGGAACATCGTGAGTAGAACCATGTTTCTCAAACTTAAAGAAGTCAGGAACTTCTGGTGTGGGAGCTTTAGGTTTCTTCTTACGTATTTTCTTAGCTTTTGGTGTCTCGACTGGAGCTTTCTGTTCATTAACTTCAACAGGGACAATAACCATTGTATCTGATTCTTCTCGTTTTGTCAACCCTAAAAATGTCATATTTGCTGCAATTATTAAAAGAATTGCCAATGGGTCGAAAACAAAGATAAGAATGATAATCATCATACGAACGGCCTTATCGATAGTGGCGTTATCACCACTACCGTAGAACAGTTCCGCTACATATTTAATTGGCCCTACTTCCGCTTCGAGTTTGAGCGTTTCTGTTTTGAGCGGTATGAGATTAGTCTCAATAGCCTGAATGTCTGTAGTCGCACCCTCAATTTCTTTATTGAGTGCCGCACGTTCCCTCTTTTGTCGATTTCTAATGAAGTTAGCATCGAGGATATTTTCCCCAGAAGCAAGTCGGTCCAAAGTATCCAAAGATGTTTGTGCATTCTTTAGTTTCCTTTCTGCCGAAGTCTTCTGACTTTCTAGTTGTGCAATTTGTAGTTGTGACGAACCACCAATTGTGGTGTGTTCGATATGTGCTTTACTTAAATAACCAAATACGCCCATACTTGTGATGAACGAAAGAACGATTACTGCAATCGTAAAATAGGTTTTCAGCAATCGATTTGCTGTTTTCCAATTACGATACACCCAGCTGGCTGTCACCAACTTAGCTAGTTCTAAGACAATACCCATGGCAGCTACTGCGATAGGTGATGCAGGAAAGATAGCCATCAATCCCAAAATCGAAAAGTAGCCAGCTACACCTGTAATA